CATTCAAGTCTTGAGCGAACTCAGGAGTCCATTGTGCTTTCAATTTACGTGTTTTAGCAGCAACTGTTTCAGATCTTAATTGAACATTAATTTCAGGAATTGCTTGTGTAGAAACACCAGCAGCTGGAATTGAATCTTCGAAGTCACCTCTATCATCCAAGTTATCTGGTCCTTGTAGGTAAGTAACTGTGGTACCTGAGAACGCTTGGTTAGCGGCACCTGATACTACGAATTCAACATTTGTACCGTTGATTCTTGAATACTGTGGTAATACTGTTAAACCTGAATCTGTTACATTCCATGCTCTAACTGAATCATTATCAGAACCTGAAAGATCTGCTAGAGGAATTTGGATTGTGAATATTTCATCACCAACACCATCAGTATTTCCAAAAGTGTGACCTTTTGCAGCTTCAGAAGCTGAAAATTCAGTGTCAGCATTTAAAATTCCTAAGAATGCAGCTGATGCTGAAGTAACTGAAGTAGCTGTTACAGTTGATTGAGTGATTGAGTAAGCAAACTCACCAGCACCGTATAAACCTTTGTTAAATGCACCGTCAGTTCTCTTAAGAGTTGACTCAGCACCATATAAAGATTCGCCAGATGATTTGAAGTTTTGGTCTGTACCATATTGGAAATCTAAATAAAAGATTAATCCAGCAGGTAAGTTCATTGGTTGAACCGATACTAAGTCTTTAGCAACGATTTCACCAAATACTCTTCGTACTAATGGAAGAGCAACACCCGCCCATGCTTCAGAATTACCACCATTTGTAACTGATACTCCTGTACCTGTAGAGCTAGCTTCGTTTACAAGCTGTTTAGCTTGGTTTTCTAACAACATAGCCATGTTGTTCTTTTCTGTAGAAGACTCAATACCTTCCAATAGTCCTGATTTGTCCCATTTAGTAGCTAATTTAGCTGACTGCTCGGAAAGGACTTGGTAAGGTGAAGCACCTTCTAATAAATGATTTACATTGTCCATTTTTTGTAAATTTATTAAATTAATATTAAATACAATTATTCGTTAATTGTAATGTTTGCTAATTTTTGGAAACGAGATACCATGTTAGATGATTCAGCAATTACTTCTTTTTTAGGAGCGGTAGATGTACCAGCTGCTTTAGAAGCCATTCCTAGACCTTCTTGTAATGATTTCGTTTTGTTTTTAAAAGATTCTTTCTTTGATTTAGCAACATTGAAAGTATCTTTGATTGTTTCATATATTAACTTAGCTTCTTTAGCAGTTTCAGCTTTATCTAAAGTTTCAACAACACGTAGTTTTTGAGCTTCATCTAAAGTGTTTGCTTTAAAGATTCTGTTAACATATAGTAATTTAGAGTTTAACAAATTAACTTCGTTAAGTTCAGTGCGAACTGTTTCTAAAGCTGCTTTAGTTTCTTCAAGCTCTTCTTCAACACCTTCCATTTTAGCAGCAGCTGCAGCTCCACCAGTGGCTTGTGCTACTTTGCTCCACATGATTTTTCCTTCTGAATCATAAAATTCATCTGGGAAAAGATTCTTGTAAGCTTCTGATCCTGCTTTTTTCAAAGTGTCCATAAGACCTTCTTCAACTTCTTCAACTTCGTTCATTTCTTCGTTGTTTTCGTCTAAATTGTTAATTTCCTCAAGAAGAGCATCTAGATCAAAATCTTCACCTTCATAAATGTTATCTACTTTGTATGTTACATTTTGAACATCGTCAGCAGTAGCATTTGGTTTAGATTGGTATCCTTCTTCTACCTCTTCTTCGTCACCTTCAGTGATATCTTCATCACCTTCGGTAATTTCCTCGTCACCTTCAGTGATGTCTTCATCACCTTCAGCAACTGTTTCTTCTGAAACTTCTTCGCTTTCTTCTAACTCTAATTCGTTAAGAATTTCTTCCAAATCTATTTCTTCATCTAGATCTTCAACTTCTTCTTCAACAGATTCTTCTGTAGTTTCTTCTACAGCTTCGTCCATATCATCCTCATCCATTTCCATGCCTGTTACTTCGTCCATATCTTCGTCTTCATCGTAGTACATGCCTTCAGATGTTTCATCTTCGTCATATTCTTCTTCTAATTCCTCAGATAATTTAGCAGATAGCATAGATTGAAGTTTTGGAGTAAAAGCTTCTTCTAGTGCAGCCTTAGCATTTGCAAGAGCAACTTCACGAACAGCCTTAGCGTCAGCGATAGCTTCTTTTAAAATGTCTTTTGCCATTTTTCTTAGTTTTTTCTCTTTCGAGTCTCGTTAATAAAATTGTACGGGAAATAAGGTTATTAGGAACCTTAATAAGGGTTTGTATAAGTCAGGGACGGCTTATTGGAAAGCTCGTATGTTTTCCAATATACATATATAAAGAAAATAAAGACCAAAAAAGGCGCCGAAGCGCCTTAATTGGATATTGAAATAAAAATTACTTCTTGTCTACAAAGAAGGAACCAATAATAACTAATACTACTAGTCCAACGAAACCACCGTTACCTAATCCACTTACTAGTGAAGTTAAGTTAGCAATTACGTCCATTCCAAATACATCTAGACCTGTTAATACAGACCATAGAATTGTTACTGGGATGAAAGCCAAAAATAGTTTTGACAATCCACCTAAAAATCCTGTAATTAATGAAAATGCTTTTTCCATGATTGTTGATTTTTAAAAGTTAATAATTAAAATTTAAGACCTACGCCTAACTGTAAGTTAGTTGTCTCTTCACCTGTGTTGTAAACCACTTTTGGGTCAACATAAACACTTTTTGAAACTGTAAACATTTTACCTAAACCAACGTTCATACCGTCAGTGCTTAGACCATTTGTTGCTACGTAAGCGAAATATCCTTTCCAGAAGTATCTTGCGTGTAGATCAACACTTACATCCTCAGTAGAATCCATTTGTGAAATAGTGCAACCTACCATGAAGTCATCACTTAAACCGTATCCTACAGTTGGGTTTACAGACCATTCAGTCCATGCTTTGTTAGCAATGTCACCAGTACCAATGTACCAGTCACCTTTTTCCTGTGCGTTTACTCCAGCAACTGAAAGCAGTCCTAAAGCTAAACTTAAAATCAATTTTCTCATAATTTTTGTTTTAGTTAATACTCATTTTAATTGAAATATAAGGGAATCAGGAAAGTGTCCCCTTAAGCTATATATATATGTAGATTTAGTCTCGCATGAGATTTTATATATTTTTGTAACCTTTATTGTCTGTGATACATATGACCAGATTTTGACCCACCCACGTTTTTTTGCGGAGATTTTGCGGTTATGAACAGTTAATTGTTCACAACTAACACTTACACATACCTGTGTTGTCACAGATAATGTCGCGTATAATGTTGTTTACGTTTGTGTATTTGTATTCTGGTACAACGATTTTTCCTTCTTGTAAGGAACGACCTTTGGGAGTCATGAATGCACCGTGTGTGGATGGTGTTGAGACAAAATCCCAACATAATAATTCAAAGTCATCTTGTACTTCAACTGTACCTTCTGACATATTTTCTTTTACTGAACCCATACCTCTAGAAGAAATACCAACTGTGATACCTGAAGCAAATAATGCTTTTAATATATTTCCTGCTGGGGTAGGTAAAATTTCGACATCACCCATTACATCATCTCCTTCCCACCAACATCTTTTAATATTATGAGATACGTTTTGTAGATTGATAACTGAGGATTCTGGATGGTCTAATTCGCCCATTGCGCGATTTTCTTTTACTGGGCCTTCCATGTATGCTTTGACTTCTCTTTCAAGAATTTCTCTTGGGTAAACTCTACCATTTTGATTTTTAGCTTCAGCACGTTGTAAAACACCAGTAACAACTAGTGATTTGTTGTTTTTAATAGATGCTTCTACTAATTGTTTGTCTACGTTAAATGGTCTATATTCTTGTAATAGCATAATTAGTCTTTTTTTCTTTTCTTTTTAAATGCGTATGGTGTTGCATATGCTTCTCCTGCTCCTGCTTGAAATGAAGCTCCTGTGCCTGTCATGCTAGCTTCATCTATATCGTCTTCTTTTAGTTTAGATGGAAAAACAAGTAAAGATCCATTTTTAAGTCTTACTCTACCATTTCTTTGAAGTCTTTCCATTTCGTCTTGAGTGATTTCTAATCCATCACCTTTAGCTACTACTGGATCCTCTATTCTGTTCATATTTTCATCTGATACCCAATATGAGGATATTTGTCCTGGTGTAGCTCCACTACTTTTAACTCGCTTGATATATGCTTCAGCTTCCCCATAACTTGAAAATACTCTTGGTTCTTCATAATCGGATTCAGCTGATCTTACTAATGATTTACCCATTTTGGGTCCACGATTAGCGGTTACATAATACTGTTCGTTCAAACGTTGTTGTTTTTGTTTGGCTTGCCAATCGTGTATGTTAAATGGTTTACTCATCTTTATATTTTTTTCTTACGTGTGTTCTAAATTTATTAAACACTTCTTTTAATTCTTCTGATATATTAAATAGCACTATATCGTTTGGATTATCTTCAGATAGTTTTTTCATATCAATTGCTTCTGCTTCTAAATCCGCTACCATTCTTTCAAAAGAACGTTTATATACTACTTTTGACTTTACAGCACCAGTTTCTGGATCAGCTGGTTCGTCAACTAAATAAAAGTCCTTTTCAGAACTTTTACCTTTATTACCTCTAGAAGGATCTCTTTCCTTTTTTAATTCACTAAAGGTAGATTCTTTTACATTATATATGTCAACAAGACTAACCATGAATTGTTTTTAACTCGTTTACTAGTTCATAATAGTTAAGTAAGTTAATAACATTATCATCATTAACAAATGATTTTTTACATAATGGTTTAATCATGTTTTTGGTTTCAGTTAGCTTTACAGCTACTGCTTTATCTTCTACTTTTTTAGAATATTTAATAAGTGTATCCTTAACTTCTTTAATTTCTTGGTTGATAAAAGTTTTAAGAGCAGGACTATTAGTAACGCTGTTAACATATTCTTTTAGTAGTATTTTTTGATTATCTTGTAAACCACTATATTTGTCATTAAACTTTTCAAGTAAAACTTTGTAAGTAAGTAATCTAGTGTCTTTATCTTGTTTACTAAAATTTTCTAAAACAGTATCTTTTTTGATTGTTTTAGGTTTTATAGTAATGTGTTCTAAAAGAGTTGATTTTGAATTAACAATAGATGTAGGTGTAGCATTTTTATTTTCAAGTAAATTAAAAATAGATGCCATTACTTTATAATTGTCTATTTTAGCTTTAAAGAAATTATTTATATCGTATGTTTCTTTAATTTCTTTGATTAAGTTGTACTTTTCTCTTTTTAACTGACTTTTATTTAATTTTCCATGTGCTTCAATTAATGTATCAATTAACATTGTAGCTTTACTATCTTCTTTATATTTTTGTGATGTAAATGTATGATATATTTTATACTCTTTTAATAGAGCTGAATCACCACTAAAATATTTTTTGATAATAGATAAGGCCCTTGGATTATCGCCAGCTATAGTATCAGCTGTCAACTGTCTTGTAAGGAGTTCAAATAAAATTCCAGTATTCTTGTACTTAGAATGTTTTACTTTCATTGTTTGTGTATAAATTGCAATTTATCTATATATAAATATAGACTCTTTCCTAAGACTTAATATTTTTCTCAGATAAAAGTCCATCTTCGTCTATCTCATTCAACATTTTTTTCTGGTTGCGAATTTTTTGAAGAGATTTTTTTAAGTTTTGTGCTTCAAATGTAGAAACTTTGTTACCATCTGATGGTCTTTCAGGTTTAGCAGCAGATAGTCCTTTTTTACCTAACGGATCTCTACTAAAGTTTCCTTTATCTGAACCATAGTTTTGAGGTTTTTCTACTGGACGACCTGGTTCTTTTTCATCATATCCTGATGGTACTTGAGCTGGGCCTACTGCTTTGTCTCTTTTGTTACCATATAACGAAGCTAAATCATGAGGTGTACCATATGACATACCTGATTCTGTTGGGTCGTTTCCTTCATTTTCGATTTGTGAAATTCTAAATTTATGGAATGAATCTTCAATTTGTTGGTCTTTTTCATCTCCATATTCATCTGGTGATAAACCAAATACGTTTTCATAGACCCAATCTTTTGAAAATAAACCTTTATCGATCATATCACCCGCAACTGATGTTTTTGCTGTGAATAATTCTACTTTTTCTTGTTCGTAAATTATTGATGGTGTAGTTAGTTCTAAAGAAAAATCTACTAGCTGTTCATCATCAAAACCTTGCGAATATAAATGTACTAATGCTATTTTTGTTAGTTCTGATTCTACAATTCTTTGAACACGTTCTACTGTTCTTGCAAATCTAACATCCATAGAGGCTAATGTTGATTTTCCTTCTACTCCTTCTTCATAACCTAAATAGGGTTTAGGAATTTTAAGAGCAGCCATCATTTTATTTTTTAAATACTCAATATCACCAGTTCCATCATAATCTAAACCTTTAGTGGTTTCAATTCGTGTTGCACTATCATTACCTCTAACTGGTATATAGAAGTCTTCAGTAATGTTTTGCATATTGTATTTTAAGTTGTAGTCACCTGTTTGTTGATCTATGTAAGGTGTTTTTTTCATTTTATTGACCGTTTCACCCATAAACTGTTCAACTTGGTCTGGTGGGATAGCTCCTACATTGATATAGAAGGTTCTTTTTTCAGGTGCTCTCATTATACGGTGAATTAACATTGCATCTTCCATCAACATTAATTGTTTAAATACTTTACGAGATGGTTCTAAATAAGATCTACCGTAAGGAAGATAATTAGAATCTGTAAGTAGTCTAAAGTGAGCGACTTCATAATTTTCTAGTGTGTATTGATCTCTTCTAATTGTGTTAGTTGCACCTGAAGCTAATCCATTAGGATCGAGTGTAAATCTAGTGTAAGATGGGTTTTCAGGATCAGTTCCTTCTTCTCTTACTACTTCATATACAGACATTGGTATAACATTATATACCCCAAATTTTTCAGATACTTCTAGTTTAAGATAAAAATCACCATATTTACACATATTTCTTATCCATGTAGATAAATTAAATTCTACATTTAAAACATCATAAAATAAATTGTGTAATACTTTTCTAATATTCTCGTTTGAAGAATTAATATTTAATACTTGTCCATACTCATTTCTTGAAGTAGTTTCATCAGACATAATATCAAGTGCAGCTGCAATAATTGGATCATGATCCATAGCTTCATAATCACTATAAAGCTGTAGTCGCATTGACTGATAGTTAAGTGTTGGGTTATATTGTAATGATGATCCTACAGGTTTATGTAAACGTGTAAATCTATCATATAGTGAATTGGTTGCTAGGTTTCCATATTTTTGAATCCTAGATGTATCCATCACTTTTAATCTTTTTCCTCCTACGTTTCGGATGATTACATCACTTGAAAATAAACGTTGTAATCTTGAAAATAAACTAGTATCTGCCATTCTTTTTTGTTTGTTATAAATATATTAGAGAAGCCAAGTCAAATCTTGCTGTCCAAAATCACCCATATCTTGAGACCAACCAGCATCTTTTTTATTTACTCCTCCTGTATAAATACCAGGAGCGCTTTTTTGCCAGTTTCTTAATGTAGCGTTTGTTAAATCTATTCCTTGTTGAGCGAATTTAAGTGCTGTGTCTCTTACATAACACCCTGTTGCTAAGGACATAACTAAATCATCGTTGTATCCTGTTTGGGCTTCTGCTCTTCCATTTTTCCAAATAAAAGTACGAAGTTCTTCCATCGTTCTTTGTCCTTGGATTATTACTGATTTTTCTCTCATATAAGCATCTAACTTACCTATAGTTAAAGGTCTTGTTTTCATACTCATTGTAAAACCAGGAACCATTTTTGATGTATCAGTTACATCATACCCTTTAGATAAAAATGCTTCTGCACTTGTAGCTGCATCTCCTTTAGGTGAATAATATAAATTATTATATCCTTTATCAATTACAATTTGAATTGTATTCCATCCTATGTTAGCATTTTCTATAACTAGTAATGCATTATTGTATTCGGTAGCTATTGCTACTAACATATGACCATATTCTTTTGTACCAATTTGACCCTTAAATTCACCAATTTGTTTGGCTTCTTCAATATCAATAATATGAAAAGCAGAATAATCTTTACTATCACCCCTAGCTACATCGGCTACAATTAAATATTTTCTTGTATAATCTGGATATTCCCAAATATGTAAACTACCATCTATACCTCTTTTTTCTACAGGTTCACATATGAATGTTTTTTCATAGTAAGATAAAAGATCAACATCAAATACTGTATTACCAGAAGTAGAAAAATCACAGTCACACTCTTGTGCTGCCATTCTAGGTCCTAATTCATCATCTTGTTTGTCTCTCCATTCTTGATTTCTTTCTGGGTGTACTGTCCAAGGTAATTTTATAGGTGTAAAACCATTTCTTCCTTCTTGAGCTTTAACCCACATTCTATGAAAAAAGTTACCTGTACCATTTGGTGTAGATAAAACAATTGCTCTACCACCTGTTGATAGGGTTTGTTGTGATGAACCCCAAATATCTTCTATTCTGTTTTCTTCAATAAAGGCAGCCTCATCAATGATCAACAAAGAAATTGCTTCTGATCTACCAGCATCACTTGCTGCTGATACTGCTTTAATTTGAGAGCCATTTTTTAGCCGTAGTGCTAATTTATTTTTTTCAACAAACCCAATTTGTAACCAGGAAGGTAAATTATCATACATAAATTTTACCTTTGTAACTAAGTTTTTTGCTGTGTCTTGTTTGGTTGCAACTACTAATATAGCTTTATCCCTTTGAAAAACCATCATCCATAATGCTATACCAGCGGATAATGTCGAAATACCTAACTGTCTAGACTTTAAAATAATACTTCTATCGTTCTTTTGAAGTAATTTTAATGTAGCTTCTTGGAAAGGATAAAGGTTAAATTGAACACGACCTCTGGTTGGGTGTTGAATGTAACAATATTTTCTCATAAAGTAGACGGGGTCCTTAGCACATTTAATGTACTCTTGCTTTATGATTTGTTTTATATTAGTGTTAGCCATATGGTTATACGTATAGTATTTATTAATCCATATATGATCTTATCCCAGTACTATATAATACTTGAGCTATACGTTCTTCAGTTGTACCTTTAATAGTAATAGCATTACCCCTAAACATTTGTATAATTGATTTTATTTTGCTGTCAATAGCC